TTTGCCTTATTTGGTAATTTCATTAGATTTTGCATTAGGCTCTATTAAATGTTTTTGTCAAGTGATTAGCGGAAATTATTTGAATTTTCTTGGTAACACCATTAGCCAACTTTCTTCTTATACTTGGTTGGTAGCCAACTTTGATTTGACAAGATCTAGGTTATAAGATAGATTGTACCTATGGCCGGAGGGAATGGGTCAGCAATAAATTGCCTATTAGGCTTAGTTAATCTATACCCAATATTTGCCAATATGGCTTATATTGTACCTATTGTGTGATAGGATGTATTTCGTGAGTGTCCCTAAAGGATCTAAGGATAAGCCTTTTAGTTTGCTGGCTTCTACCTTAGATGATGAAGGTAACAAATGGGATATTGAATTCACTTATGTTTCTCTTAAGCGGGGGTACCGCGCTAATGTCAAGGCTAAATGTACTTCTAAACGTGCACCTATTTTAGATGCACGTAATCATTCTAATATGATTTTGGATTTGTGGCCTATTGAGTATTGGCCCGAATTCGCAAGGTCCTTAGCATATCAGAGTGCTAATGGAAATGATGGTTCCATCCAAGAAGGGTTGTTCTAATGTCTGAGGTTTCTAACAAGGCTGTTGCTTTGATCGGTTCCGTTTCTGATGGTACTGGGCTTTTCTCCACTATTGACAGTTCTACACGCGCTGGCAAGTTGGAGACTATTGCGGCCATTAGTAATGCAAAGCCGGTTAATGAGCATCTTGATACGCCTATCGCGCTGGTTAACGTGATTCTGCAGGCTGTCGAGATTAATGACGATAAGAATCCTGATGAGACGGTTGATGCCGTTCGCACTTATCTGATTGATTCTGACGGTAATGCCTACTCGGCTACGTCCAACGGTATTGTGGGATCGCTTAAGGATATCTTTGGTATTCTTGGCTACCCCAATACTTGGGATGGTGTTCCGCTTCCCGTTAAGGTTATTGAGGAGCGTGGCAAGTCCGGTCGCCGTTACATGAAGATTGTGCTTGCATAATCTTTGCTCGTAATTAGCGGGGGAAGGGTTTCTAACCCCTCCCCCGCTTTCGTGTTTATAGGGAGACTGCAATGGCTTTTAATCTTAAAACTGTTGAAACTGTTACTGACAAACATCAAGACATGATTGATGCCGCTGATCTTTTGCTTGATAACCCATTTCTTAGTAATCTTAGCCGTGCAGACATTATTCACACCATTATTGGTAATATTGCAGAATTTGATGTTGAACCCACTGTTGACGATATTGCTAGATTGACTGTTCTTTCGCTTACATGGCTTGAAAGGCTTATTGAGCAAAATGGATGATAAAGAACTTAATCGGGCTATTAGTCGCGCCAAATCTAATGTTTCTAAGAAACTTGATCGCATTAAGAAACGTGAGAATTTTTCTCCTGAAGTAATCCGGCTTCTTGATCCTAGACGTAATCAGTATACGCCTGATATGTCTAGGCAGGAGAAGGAAGGGTTTCTTTCTTCTATGCGCCAATTCACTTCTAAATCGGTTAATTATTACCGGGATGCTCACGGCAACCCTATTACTGCAGATCAGTGGAAATCGTATAAAGAGATTGAAAAGCGGGCTAATGCGTTTGTTTCTGCCGATATTAAAAAGTACGGTAAAATTCAAATGCCTATTGGCGATTTGACTGTTGCGGAGCGCCAGCAACTATTGCGGCCTACTCCCGGTAGGATGATTGCCAATCCTAGTGGATCAGGCATGTTTCTCACTAATCGCAAGCCTAGTGAGGTAGTGTCTACTAGTCTTGATTCTCTTAAGGAATCATTGCTTGCACGACTTGAAGATGATTATAAGGCTAGGAAGTCTTTTGAAGGTCGTAGTCAGTTTGAACAAATGATGGCTGTTATTGGTGATGAAGATTTGATCCAAGAAGCGCGTGCACTTAATGATGAACAGTTTTGGGTAATTTGGAATTATACTGATTTTGCTACTAAGGTGTCATTGGATTACTCAATTATGATGGAAGGTATGAAAACGGGGCTTAATAAAGATGCTGCTCTAGGTATTAGTCAATCATCACGTAGTCAGGCACACCGATATGTCAAATGGGCTAGCAAAATCTAAGGCCCTTTTGGTCGGAGATTTTGAAACAACTACTGATCCACACGATTGTAGAGTTTGGTTGTGGGCAGTTACTGATGTTATGGATTCCGACGTTTTTGATTGGGGGACAGATATTGACAGTTTTATCAAATACCTGTTTGACAAACATTGCTATATGTGGTTCCATAACCTAGCATTTGATGGTTCGTTCATTATTGATTGGCTTTTGCGTAATGGCTATGAATGGGTGAAGGAATCCCCTAGGCCAAATCAGTTTACTACCCTTATTTCTGCTATGGGTAAGTTTTATTCAATTGATATTCATTGGCAAAAGGGTTGTCGCACCGAAATGCGCGATTCTATTAAGAAATTGCCTATGGCAGTGTCTGCTGTTGCTAAAGCGTTTAATTTGGAAGAAGCCAAGGGCACTATTGATTATGCTAAGCACCGCGCTGTTGGCTACATGCCCGATGAGAATGAATTGGAATATGTACGTACAGACGTTGTAATTGTTGCTAAGGCTCTTAAGAATCAAATTATTGCGGGGCTTACTGCGCTGACTGTTGGCTCAGACGCTCTTAGAGAATATAAAACTATCATGGGTAAGATGACGTTTGAACGTCTATTCCCCATTCTTCCTAAAGAAGCGGATATGGATATTCGCAAATCTTATCGTGGAGGCTTTACTTATGCTGACCCTAGATATTCTAAGCGTAAAGTTAGTGAGGGTTCAGTCTATGACGTTAATTCGCTTTACCCGGCTGTCATGTATAACGAAGTTTTGCCGTATGGCGAACCAATGTGGTTCAACGGTCCCCCGCGTAATGATATTATTGAGCAAGGATATCCGCTTTACATTCTTAGTGTAACAATGACTGCTAAATTGCGTGAGCATAAAATTCCCTGCATTCAAATTAAGGGATATAACATCTTTAGTGCTACTGAGTATCAGCGCCATATTCAAGAGCCTGTTACGTTAGTATGCACGTCAGTTGATTGGGAACTTTGGAATGACCAATACGATATCACCGTACATTCTTATAACGGCACATGGTATTTTATGGGTCAAACTGGAATGTTCAACTCTTATATTGATAAGTGGTCTGCAATTAAGGCTAACGCAGAAGGCGGAATGCGTGTTATTGCAAAACTACAATTGAATTCGCTTTACGGTAAGTTTGCTACAAACCCTAACGTAACACCGAAAATTCCAATTCTAGAACATGATCGAGTAAGGTTGGTAATGGGTGATGATGAAGAGAGAGAACCTGTATACACGGCAATGGGTGCTTTCATTACCGCGTATGCGCGTGAAATTACAATTAGAGCGGCACAATCGCATTATTTTAGATTTGCGTATGCAGATACTGACTCACTCCACCTCATCGGAACTGATCCAGTAAAACTTGAAGTACATTCATCAAATCTAGGCGCATGGAAACACGAATATAACTTTATAGAAGGGTTCTTTATGCGAGCAAAGGGGTACACAGAGAATCACGAGAACTGTTCAAACAACCCTAATACTAGTTGCAAATGCAAGGGCGGTTTAGAAACACACATTGCAGGACTACCAAAGGGGGCAGCAGATCAAGTAACATTTGATGACTATAAAACGGGTCGCGTATTTGGCGGGAAATTATCCCCAAAGCGCGTGCCGGGTGGTATAATTCTAGAAGATGTTGGGTTCACACTCGTTAAGGTTGAGGAACCGGATTTTGATGGTTCAGATTATGGAGAAATATAATGCGCGGGCAGCCTACTCCCCCTACTGTTGAAAAGAAGAAGCCTTCTACTGTTTCAGCGGCTATTGATAGCGACCTATTTGATTGGATGGAAGATTGGCGTTGGACCAATCGCTATACCAAAACTGAGGTTGTTGTTGAGGCGATGAATGAATGGGCCGCTAAGCGCGGCTATCCCCCAAGCGGGGAGTCCTGAAATAGTCAATTGATAATCTAATGTGGAACGCTCGCGCTGAAACCGCGCCACTGATTATTAGTCTAGTTGCATAGGCCAATTGATTATAGCAGTTTACTCCCTAATTAGGAGGGGGTTCCTGTTGCCTACTCGTATGCGAAACGCTATACTGAGGGCAGTTATCAGGAGCCCCCTCCACCTTATTTATTATGAAAAGGATGATCTGAAATGACTGACTTTCACGAGTTGGTAAATAGCCTTCGTAATCCGGGTGACGATGGTGTTCCTGATACTATTTTTGATGACCTTACTACTACCTATGACACTGCTTTTGAAGGGTGGAATGGTACGGTGGCTCAAAAGGATGAGGATATTTCCCGTCTTAATAGCGAGGTAAGCCGCTTAAAGTCTGCCAATTATGATCTACTCACTAAGGTTTCCACTGGAAGCGAGCCCATCAATAATGATGGGCTTGATGATGTAGATGATAAGCCAGTTTCTGTTACCACTCTTTTTCAAAAGCGAAAGTAAGGTTAAATAATGTCTCTTGACGTTTCTGTTCTGCCTACCGACGTTCCAAATAGTGAGATTCTTGACGCTATTCGTAACGAGTCTAGTTCTGATTATCAGAACCGTATTCCATCGGCTGATAAGGCAGGTGTTGCTCAGACGATTCAGAATCTGATGGACCCTGCCAATCGACGTTGGAAGAATGAGTTTATTGACGCTCTCGTTAACCGTATCGGTCTTACGATTGCGCGCTCTAATTCCTGGACTAACCCTCTCGCCACTTTCAAGCGCGGTATGCTTGAATATGGTAACACTATTGAGGAGATTCAGGTTGGTCTGCTGAAGGCTCATAATTACGACGCTGATCGTGATTATATGGAGGGTACGCTTTTTGGTCGTGAGCGTCCTGAGGTTCAGACTAACTTCCATACTGTTAACCGTCAGGACTTCTATAAGGTTACGGTTAATGAGGCGATGCTGAATCGCGCATTCCTTGATCCTAATGGGCTTTCTGGGTTTGTTAACATGCTTATGGAAGCACCTAGTAATTCGGATAGTTGGGATGAGTTCCTGCTGACGACTTCGCTTTTTGCTGAGTATGAGTCTAATGGTGGGTTCTACCACGCTAACATTCCCGATGTTGCGGCTAATGGTTCTACTGAGTCTCAGGCTAAGACGGCGCTTCGTAAGATGCGTTCAATGGCCGATACTCTGAAGTTCCTTAGTACTAAGTATAATGCGGCTCGTATGCCTAGTTTTGCTAGTGCTGACGACCTTATTCTACTTACTTCTCCTGAGTTTAATGCGGCTATTGATGTTGAGGCTCTTGCCGGGGCTTTTAATGTTGATAAGGCGACTATGCACGGTCGCGTTATTCCGATTCCTAAGGAAAACTTTGGAATTGACGGTTGTCAGGCAATTATGACGACTAAGGATTTCTTTGTTATTGCCGACAAGTTGTTTGAGTCTACTTCACAGTGGAACCCGGCTTCTCTTTCTAATAACTATTTCCTGCATCACCATGAGGTTGTTTCGGCTTCCCGCTTTGTTCCGGCTGTGATGTTTACTACTGGTGCTGATGATGAGGTTATTACTGTGCACACTGCGCCTACTAGTATTGGAACTGTTGAGATTCTGCCGGGTGCAGATGGTACGGTGCCTACTACGGTGGCTCATGGTGGCCTGATTGCGTTTGCTGCTGATGTGGTTCCTGCTGACGCTGATCAGGCTGTTCAGTGGACTATTGCGGCTGCTGACGGTGCCGATCGTGACCTTGAGGGCGATGAGCCTACTGGCGTTGTTGTTGAGAGCGTCATTTACCCGCTGAGTAGTGGAACGTTTATTACTCAGTCTGGTGTTGTCCACATTGGGCTTGATGAGAGGAACGATGCTGTTGCAGTTACTGCTACTACTGTTGTCATTGATCCTTCTGATGGTATTGCTTACGATCTTAGTGAGTCTCTTACTGTCCTTATTTCGGACGTGCCGCTTACTCAGTGGCCTGCTCTGTAAGACTAACTGGCGAACCCTTCAAGAATGCGGGGGCTAGCGGTATTAACCGCTAGCCCCCGTATTTGTATCTAATTAGAAAGTAATGTAATGGTTTATAACCGTAGTGAAGTTGTAGAGCGTGCACTTGCTGCAAACGGTTCCGCTAACACTCCCCGTATGTGTCAGGCTTGGACTCGCGCTATTATTGGCGTTGATGCTGTAGGCGACGCAGACGGTGATGGTGATGCTGATGCTGTTGACGGATGGGTAAGCGAACCTGAATCGGCTAGGCACTATTTTGATAGGAACCCCCCTGAAGGAGTTCCTGTTGCGTTTAGTGGCGGGACTAATGGTTTTGGACATCGTGCCATTTCTATTGGTAATGGGCGACTTGTTTCTACAGACGCTGGCGGTACTGGCATAATCGCCATTGTTACAATTGCTTGGATTGAAGCCAATTGGCATATGAAGTATCTTGGTTGGTCTTCTACGATGAGTGGTAAGATTATTCCTACTGCTAAACAGAAGCAGTCTCGCTTTGACGCTATTAGTTGGAATATTCGTCGGACCACTCCTGTCGCTAATGTTCGTGGCGCGCTTACTCATATGATCACTAAGCGCAGTCCTGACGAAATTTATTTGTATGAGGCTGCACATTTGTATGGTGAATTGGACGGTTTGGGTTATCGAGTCTACCAATTGAAGGGTCGCACTAGAGGCAATGTGTTGGCTCTTGTGCGCAACGATGTTAGTATAATGCGTTCACGCGTTGTGCGTATGAAGGAGTTTTGGGTTGGGCCTCTTTTGAATCGTCCGCAGAAGCCACGCATTTATCGACTTTTGAAGATTAAAAAGCGTGGCATAGTGTGGAAGACAATGGGAGTTCATCTCCCATTTGGGCAGAAGCCCCGTAGGGAATCTGTATTGAGAATTCGTAAGGTTCTTACTTCTCGCATTAAGTGGCCTACCATTATTTTCGGTGATTTCAATTTTAATGAGTCTAACGTTACTGAAAATATTGCCAAACCTGCTGGCGCAAAGGTGGCAGGTGCCCTTATTGACCTCGCAATTTATATGAATTGCGAGTTGGTGAGAGAAGATAATTTGGGCGATTATGGAATTAGTGATCACCCGGCACGGTATTACAGGTTTGTTAAGTGAAGACAATTAAAGAATGGTGCGATAGTTGCCTATCTGTAACTATGCACCTTGTAAGTTTCTGCTACAAATGTGGCGACCGGCGTAATTTCTGTAGTGAATGTATGAATGGAGAACATCACTGTGCCTAGTATTGAAGATATTCCTACACGTCCCCCGTCTCCTACAGATTTTGGGCAGGCGTTTAACTATTCGGTGTGGACTCCTAACACTGTAATTCAGTTGTGTCAGGTTCCTTGGAATTCTGATTATCGCGACATTGTTAAGTTCGCTAACGATGTGGCGCTGCAAGAGTATTTGGCATCAAATGCCACTCAACCTATTCAACTTAAGAAAATGAGTTATGCGCGAGTGGGTGATCCTGTCCGCATCAATCTTCCATTTAATTCAGTTTTTAAGTATAACTATATTAAGGTTAGCAACCCTGCACAACCAATTACTGCTACGTACTATGACGATGCGGGTCAGCATAGTGTAGGTGATACTGGTAGGGCCTATTACTACTTTATTACTGATGTTAAGTATATTGCACCTAATACAACTGAAATTCATGTTCAGTTGGATGTGTGGCAAACATTCGGGTTTGACGTTACGTTTGGAAACTGTTTTATTGAGCGTGGGCATATTGGTATTGCTGCCGAGAACGCGTTTTCAAATAATGGGCGAGATTTTCTGACCATTCCTGAGGGTCTTGATATCGGTGATGAGTACACCATTCATCAGACTTATAAGAATGAGATTGGTACGACTGGTGAGGCTAGCCCTTCATGTTGGGTAATGATGGGCATTGCTGCTGACATTACTGAGGACCCCGGCACAGTATCTGAACCTAAATTGAAAATGGCTAGTGGTAGCGCAGTTGAGCAACTTCCTCAGGGTTGCGACATTGTATTCTTCAAGAGTATTAACAACTTTGTTAATACGATGTCTGTATTTAAAGACACGCCGTGGGTTACTGAAACTATTCAGTTTATCATGGCTATTCCGCCAGTAGAAAATACCGAAGCCTTTTTGACTGAAATTGAAGTGTGGAATCAGGACCCGTCTTGGAAAGCATATAGACTTGGTGGAATATATGAGCCTGATTACGATACTACGGTTAAGACTGATTGGCGTGCTGATGCTACTGCTAATATTCCTGCACGCTATCAGCATCTGAAGAAGTTTCTTACATACCCTTATAGCATTATTGAGTTGACCACGTATTCAGGTCAGCCACTCATTTTGAAGCCTGAACTTATGCCGGGTGACGATATTGAGGTTACTACTGTTCAGCATGTGTCGCCCCCTTCACCACGTTGGGCGATTATGCCTAAGTATTACAACGCTATTTCGGCTAGTGGCGACGTTGAGTTGAGTGGCGAATATCTTGATTTTGCTACGTTCCTTACTGACTTCCCGCAGTTTACGGTAATGAATAATGGATATTTGAACTATCTTGCGTCTAACCGTAATCAAATTGCGTACCAGTATGGGGCTGCTAGTTGGGATTATACTCGCGCTATGCAACAGAATGATGTGCAGTACGGGCAAGCCAATGCTTCTATTCAAAATCAGGCTGGGCAGTATGTTGCTGACACGAATGCTAGGTCTGCAACAATGGGGCTTCAGAATCAAATGACTGGGGCTAATGCTTCACGTAGCATTATTGCCGGTGGCGTTGGAGACTTGGCTCAGGGTAATGTGGCAGGTGCTGTAGGCGGCGCACTGAATACGGGTGTGGGCGCTGCTATGAGTATGTATCAGAACTCTAGTCAAACTGCTATTGATCAGACTCAGGCAACTGCACGTGTGAATTCTAATATTTCTACTAGTGGATACATTGCTGACACTAATAAGGAATATGGGCAGTTTGCTGCTAAGGGCGATTATCAGCAGTCTATTGCTGGAATTAATGCTCGTGTTCAAGATGCTAAAATGATCCAGCCTACTGTTTCTGGTCAAATGGGCGGAGAATCATTCTTGCTATGGGCACACCGTGGCTGGAATATTTACACTAAGATTAAGCAAATCAATCCCGGAGTTATGGGAATGATTGGCGAATATTGGTTGCGCTACGGATATTCTATCAATAGGTTCGGGTCAATTCCGGCTAGTTTGAAAGTAATGGATAAGTTTACTTATTGGAAATTGAAGGAAACTTATCTTACTTCTGCTGCATGTCCTGAAATGTATAAACAAACTATTCGCGGCATTTTTGAAAAGGGTGTGACGGTATGGTCAGATCCGTCAGAAATTGGTACAATTGACATGGCTTCTAACACTCCACTGTCAGGAATTACGCTATGAGTAGGCGACGTAAAGATAGCGCTGTAGATAGTCTCTATGGCGACTTTAAGAATAATCCTAATCGTAATCGTAAAGCACTTTACGAACGAATGTATGTGAGAGTCCTTACTGAGATTTGCGCTAATCGTTTCAGTTGGAACAATCTCCCTGAGGAAATTGATAAGCGCTTTTTGGAACTACAACTTTTTCGTCAGGCTCTTTGCGTATTCTTCTTTGATGAAGAATACGACCGCTACTTTGCACTAAGAGGTAGTGGTGCGGGCATGTGGAATATGTACGATAACCCTATTAGTTTTACTGTTACGGGTAACAGCATGATTAGTCGTCAGTTGCAAGCGGGCAATGCGCTTACTAAAACTGATATTCTTATCGGTCCTGACGGGCCTAAGGAAATTGTTACTACAATTAGGCAGGGCTGCGTACCCATTTGGGGTAATACACTGCGTACGCCTGATTGGGATATTGTTTATTTGCAGGCTACTAAGTTGGCTGAAATTGAACAGACGATTGAAGTTAACCTTAAGGCTATGCGAAAGCCATTTCTTTTTGCTGTTGACGATAATGAACGCCAGTCATTTATGAACCTTTGGCGACAGCACCAAGAGGGTCAGCCAGTTATTTTTGGTACTACGGCTTTGGGCGAAAGTCTTGATGAAAAGGTTAAGTTGTTTGATATGAAAATTGATAAGGAGATTATCCTTAATCTTCAAATTTCCAAGTCTAAGATTTGGAATGAGACTATGACGCTACTGGGTATTAACAACGCTAATCAGGAAAAGCGTGAACGTCTAGTGGCTGATGAAGTTAGCGCTAATGATTCTCAGATTATGGCTGTGCGAAACTCTGCTATGAGTGCCCGCGAATATGCTGCTGAATGGATCAATAAAATGTATGGTCTTAATGTTGAGGTTGAATGGAATGAGACTGCGCCTATGGGTATGACTGATTCCTTTGCTCAGTATATGGACCCGTCTCAAAGTCAGCGTATGGAAGGAATGAGTGAGGGCGTCTAATGGCTACTTTTACTATTAAACTTTCTGATCTTATTGAAGAGAATTATAATTTTGGATTGACAGACTACCCTATTTTTGATGAGGCATATAGAGAAAGTCTTAACAAGAAGATTCTGGATCATTATTGGAATTATGAAATTGGTCAGGAAACTGACTCAATGTTCCGCTTCTCTCTTAACCGCAAGATGCGCGAAGTTATGCCATATTACAATCAGTTGTATAAGTCTACTCAAATTGAGTTTGATCCGTTGCAGACAATGGACTACGCTACTGATTCTGTAAGTGCTCAGACTGGCACAGAAACTGGCACTGGCGACACTACTAGTACTACTGGCGGCAAATCTCGGTCTGTTAGTAGTACTACCCCTCAAGTTCAATTGTCAGGCGATGAGGATTACGCATCAAGTGCTGCTGACGTTAATTCAGTAAGTGATGTTACAGGTAATACAACAAGTAGTTCATCGACTAATGCTGACGGAACTGCTAAAATTGCACAGAAGGGGTCTCAGGGGCCAGCATCTGTTTTGCTAACGCGATATCGAGAGACATTTCTTAATATCGACATGATGGTTATTAAGGAACTTGAAACTCTTTTCATGCAAATTTGGGATAACGGTGATGAGTATAGTAATACAACTTATTACGGATACCAGAACCTGTACAACTCACCCACCTTTAATTAATAAGGATTCAAAATGACGTTTCAGCACATTGGTCCACTGTCTAATATTACTCCCTTCACTTATCGTGACGGAGAAACCTACCTTGAAATTCTTAGGCGTCTTCGTAATTATCTTGTAGAACTTGAAATCCTTGTTAATCAGGGAATTATTGACGTTGGTAATGCTGTCATTGTCGCTACCAATGCGGCCATTGATGCGGCTAACTCTCTAGAAACAATGATTGCTGTGAATGACGCAGCAATTGCAGCAGTTCTTGAAGGTCCCCTCGATAACCTTACGAATGCTATTCTTGAAGAGCGTTATAGGGTTTCCGTTCCTTGGCAGCAGCCTACTGACTATGGGGCAATTGGAGACGGTATTGCTGACGATACTGTTGCTGTGCAGACGTGCCTTGATGCGGGGTCTACTCTTTTTGGTGCGGAAACGTATTACATCAATAATACGCTAACTTTTCCTGTTGGATTTAATCAGATGGGACTTGGACCCAACAGTAGTAAGTTTAAGTTGGGGCCTGCAGGTAAGATTGTTGTTGGTTCGCAGATTGCGCCAACCGCAATTTTGGGCGGATCGCCTAACGGTGAAACGTCTGGGTTCTCTATTGACGGTAATGACGTTGCTGCTAACGGTTTGATTACCGGAAGTTTTGGGGGTCGTACATTTAGAGATATCGTTATTTCAGGTTGCACTCAGAATCCTTTGCTTATTGATTCTACACAGAACTCAATGTTTGAGAATATCAAAGCAAGTGGTGGCGTACAGACGCTAATTTTGGATCATGGTGCAGGGGGTAACACTTTCTCTAAGTGCGAGTTCTACAACTTTAGTCAATATGGTATTGATATTCGTAATAGTAATGCGCTAGTTGGTATTCAGGATGCGGGTTATGCATATCCTCAAGCAATTGGATGTTCTGACAACACCTTTATTACAACTCTAGTTGAATTGCCTAGTGCTACGGCTGCTGCCTGCATTCATCACAGTGCAGGATCGTATAACACGTTTATTAAGTGCGGCGCTGAAACTGTTGGTCAGGGAATGCCCTTGGCTGCATCTGCGGTCCTTATTGGTCAGGCCAATGGTGCAATTAGTGTTGGCTTGCGTTTTGATAAGTGCCATTTCTTGGGGGGCAACGGAGTTGCCGCTAGGGCTGCTGTCTTTAATGCTAACAGCCCTACCGCATACTCTAAGACTACTGTTACTAATTGCATTATGTCTGGATTTAACAACATTTTTGTTGGCGGTGAAACTGATTTCTTTACTCGCGCTACTAACGATTTCTTCTGTGAAAATGGTAATAGTGAGTGGGCTGCACAGGCGGGTACAGACCCGAATTTCTGGCAGGTTCTGAGAGGTAGTCAGCCTACCGAATTCTACGATATTGGCGCTATTGGTAGTGGGTGGGCCGCTTCAAGCGATGTTTCTATTCGTGCTCGCCGAGTTAATGATAGCATTGAATTGCAGGGTCAACCTAAGTGTGTGGCTGGAATTCCGGGTGTGGCGGGGGATGTTGTGGTTTCTGGGCTACCTATTCCCAACGGGGGGTTGCGGCATAGTTATCACAACGTTGGACTTTGCGTTGATAACGCTGTTGATACTGGGCAAGGGTTCTATGTCATTATCAGTGCAATTAATGGCGATGCCACCATTGCTACTACGCAGAACAATGTTCCTGCTAACACACTCGTTATGCTTGATGGTGTAACGTATCCGTTTATTGACGCGTAGAGGTAATCTGTAATGTGGGATGCGACAGCAAATCAAATTGTCATTAAGGCTATTGGGACAGTTGAATCGAACCTTGATTATGGCGCAATTAACCCTTCTGATGCTATTACTCTAGGGGTTGCGCAATGGTACGGCACTCGTGCTGCTGGACTGCTATTTCATATTAAGGTTGAGGCTACTACATCATTCGATGACTATTGCCCCGATACTATTAAAGACGCTATGCTGGCGCATCCCGCTACAGATCCTTGGTGGAATGGGCGCCATGTTACGAGAGAAGAAACGGCACGACTTAGGACACTACTTACTCGTGCAGATAGTAAAATTGTTCAAAACGTTTTGCTAATCGCAGATGTTGCAGGATATCTAGATATCGCTGCACAATGGGGACTTGATAAAGATACTGAGACTCTCGCAACAGAGTTCTTTTGCACCATTTATCACCAATCACCTAGAGCCGCTTCTCAGATTTGCAGTATTCTTCCTACTAAAGCAACGCTTGAAAATATTTATCAGGCTGCAATCAATAATGATATTGTGGGGGACTATCGTAGCCGCCAAGATACGGCCTATAATATCATTAGCAATCAAGAACCTGCTAGCGATACTCCTCCCGACGATGTAATCGTTGATGAAGAAGATATTCCCGATGGCGGTGACGGGGGTGATGGGGGTAATGGCGGTAAGCGTCGTAGAAGTAAAGACTTGTATATGGTCGATCGGGGAAACGTTCGCGTTCTCTACCATAAGAACGGGTCTACTACGACTTTCTATAAGTCAGGTGGAGTATATCTGGCTGCTGACGGCAGTGCTGGAGCCAAGTATACTAATAATAACCCTGATCCTGACCCCGATACTAATAATGATAATAATGACGGGGAAACTCCGCCTGCTACTACTAACCCTTCATTGCCTAAGGGAACTGCCTCAGACATTATTACATTTGCTAGAAGTAAGTTGCTTGACTTTTCTTACAGTCAAGGCCCCGGCCGTATGACTCCTGAAATTTCAGGATATACTGACTGCTCCGCTTTCTTGGTATACGCATTTCAAAAGGGAGGGAACGTTTCTCTAGGTGGAACGTATACAGGCAATCTCTGCACTAGAGGTAGACTTGTTAAAGATGGTGCACCTACTGAGGCTGAAATGAATCCCGGCGATCTAATCTTTCTTAGGTGGGGAAGTACAGTCAGGTCTAATAGTCCTTTTGACCATGTTGAACTTTATTGTGGCGGAGGAACTCGTATTTCAATGGGTCGCACTCCCGGACCTACTGAGGCTGCGTGGAACGTTGATATTAATGCTGCTATGAGCAATAGCGGACGTGTACAGATACGCCGATATCTCTAGAATCGAACGTATGTTCGAATAATACTATATCTATTGAGACCCTATTGAGGTAAAGATGTGGTAGACTATGCATAATCTACTGTGAAAAGGACATTCATCATGGCGTCAAAATTGAAGTATTACGACTTCAATAGTTTGTTGTCTAAGAATGGTGTCTATAATTTTCTTGTTGGTGCACGCGGTCTAGGTAAAACTTATGGCGCTAAGAAATTCGCTATTAAGAAATTCCTTAAGACTGGTGAACAGTTTATTTATCTACGTCGCTATGACACTGAATTGCGTGGCGCAAAGCAAGCACTATTTAATGATTTGGTAGATGAATTTCCTGATTATGAATTCATGTGTCATGGAGATTTGCTTAAGATTAGAAAGATTGATCCTGACCCCACTAAACATAACAAGTGGGAGATTTGTGGGTACGCTGTTCCACTTAGTAAGGCGCAGCAGAAGAAGTCTATTTCTTATCATAAGGTAACACTCATTATTTTTGATGAGTTTATTATTGAACGTGGCGCAGTCCGATATTTGTTCGATGAAGCCCGCGTTTTCAATGACTTCTATTCTACTGTTGATCGTTATAAGGACAAGACGCGAGTCATGTTCCTTGCTAACAGTATCAGCATTATGAACCCTTATTTTCTTGAATACGATATCCGACCAAAGCCTGATACTCCGTGGATTCGTAGTCACAAGAACTTTATCATTGCACATTTCCCCGATTCTGATGCGTTTGCTCAGGGTGTTTATCAAACCCGTTTTGGTGCTTTCATCAAGGGTACTGAGTATGCTGAATATGCTGTTGGATCATTCTTTAGTGATAATAGTGATGTTATGCTGAAGAAGAAGTCAGAAGATGCCGAATATGTTGCTACTCTCATTACTGACGGTGGAGCATTTAGCATTTGGATTGACTTTAGTGATGTGCGAACATTCTACATTCAAGAGAAGCGTCCTAAGGAGGAAGTTGTTTGGGTGATGCGACCTGAATTAATGACTGAGGATCGAACTCTTGTTAGTTTTCAAAATCCCATTCTTGCACGTATGCGCACTGCTTACGCAAACGGCAATGCTTGGTTCGATTCTGCACAGTCCCGTAACGCCTTTGCTGGCATTTATAAGAGATAGAGTTGATTATGACTAATTTGATTAAGACCGGTTCTGACGCACCGCCTACACGCATTCTCATTACCGGAGTTGCTGTACTTGCCATTCTTATTGGCGGCTATGTTGCTCTGATGATTACGGGTCACGATCCTACAGGACTTATTGCCGCTATTGTTACCATTCTGGGGGTTCTTGGCGTTGGAATTCATCAAGAAACTCGCATTCAGGAGCAGAATAAAACCTTGATGAAGATTGATCGTCAGACAAACGGTGTGCTTGATCAGCGCATCATTGAAGGAACTACCGTTGCCGTTCATAAGGTGTTGGCAGATGCTGGTATTACTACGATCACTGACGCTAACATTGTGCATGCTGCTACTGAGGCTATTGATGAAGTGGTGCCGACAGTATGAGCGGGGCTGAACATAATCTAACTACTGGGCAAGGCGAATCGTTCACACTTAATCTTACAATAAGTGGCCCCGCTGTTAACTTTACAGGGACTACTATTAAATTAAAGATAGTCACTATTTATGATAAGCGTTACACATATTTGGGAACTGCTGTTGCGGCTAATCAGTTGCGTATTTTTGTATCTGATGTAGAAACTGCCAAGTGGGTTATTGGTCGCCATGATTATCGCGTTGATGTGCAAAGTAGTGGCGGAGAAGATGAGCGTATCATGTTCGGCCAACTTGAAGTGGAGGCGTAGTAATGTCTGAATATGAGATTGTTCTTAGCGGTGAAGGTCTTCAAGGCATTCCCGGGCCTAAAGGTGATAAGGGCGATAAGGGTGATCGTGGATCGCAAGGGCCACGCGGCTTTCTCGGGCTAAAGGGTGATCAGGGTGACCAGGGTGAGCAGGGCGATATTGGTGAGCAGGGTGAAAAGGGTAATACAGGGTCAGCCACAAATGATTGGGTGGCTTTAACTCCCTACATTATTGGTGATCGTGTTACCACTCCTTCTGGTGAACTTGCTATTGCAAAGACTGCACACACTTCTGGCGCAACGTTTACAGGAAATACTGATTGGTTTATTGGCCACCAAACGGGCGACCCTATACCAGTCGCTAAATCCTTTGGAGATGATCGCCCGGGTGTATGGGAATATACCCATAATGATGATTTTGGCTACCTATTCCATCTTTTGGCAGGTGCTAGTTTTGGCACTCCTGCATCGCTTATTGCTTTGGGACTTGATAACGGTACTGGCGGCGGACTACTAGTTGCTAATAAAGCATCTGGTGTAGGTGTTACTATTCGTCAACAGGCTACCATCGCTAATGCTGCTGCTTACGGGCTTAAGGTTGACGGACTATCTACTGTTGCACCATCTGTGCGCATTGAGCAGAACGTTAATGGCGCTGCTGATGCGCTTCAACTGCTAGCGTTTGGTGCACCTACAGCAGATCAGAACTTGCTACTCATTTCTGCTGGTGGAGGAAATGCAGGATTTATTCGAGCAGTTGATGGGCGTATTGATTGGCGTAGGGACGTAACTGTTAGAGATAACGGTGCAACTGCTAGCGGGGTGCGCGTTGGTGAAAATAGTGCATATGCTACATGGGGTGATGTTGCTGGATATTGGTCATCACATGTGAAGAAGGGCATGGATTTTTATTCGCCTTCTGGTGGCGGATCATTGTGGAGGTTTGCTATTGAAACTGGCGGATCGTATATGAATATCCGTACTGGTGCGGCTGGTGCATACGGTGCTGCGCCTACTTCTGACATCATTAAGATTCAGCATCAGAAAATTGCATTTCATGGGGCTACGCCAGTTAAGAAGACTGGTTGGACATTACCCACAGGTACTAAAACCCGTACCGGATTTTCTTCTGACTCTGTAACGCTCCCTGTATTGGCTGCACATGTGGCAGCACTGCTAGATGATCTGCACGCAACAGCAGGTTACGGACTACTCAACACGTAAGGATAATAATGCAACTGCGTATTGTGCAAGTAATTGTAACACCAGTTCTAATGTGGGATGATGGCGAGGAACTAACAACAGGCCCGCAATTGCAGCCTATTACAGTTCCTTTGTCGAAACTAGCAGAACTTGCTAATTCGCTTCCTGCTGAAGTAGCAAAAGTTAAGGATTCTATAGTAAATATTGATACGTAATAAGAGCGCAAAGAAATCCCCCTCTCAATTCGCCTGAGAGGGGGATTTGCTTTGAGAGCAATCTTTTTATTGTGCTCTGTAGTACGATTGTATCAGGGGATGAACCAAAGAGCAAGTAGTAATGCTCCAAATACCCCAATTAGAGTAGGCCACAATATGGAATTTACAACATCTATGAACTTATTTAGCGTCATAATAGCCGCCATTCTCAACATTAGTTGCCATTACTCGATAGCCATAACTAAGTCTCAGCCAATAGTTAGGACCATAGCCGGGAAGGCGCGCAATGCTGAAATTGTTACGTGTCGCTACGCGCCTACATTCATAACTCATGTAGCGATAGTAATTAGCAGTGTTTTGCTTCACCTGTTCATCCCATCTAGACGGTTATTGATGTTCTGCAACTGGTAGTTAATATTGTCATCACGTAATGGCTTACCATTAGACTCGCGCTTAGAAAGCCAGATGCACAGCGCCATTAGCAACAAAGCCCCCCAAAATATCGCCGTAGTATGCGCTTCAAAGAATGTGGTAGCAACAGCCTTGACGTTGTCAACACATACTCTATCGCTAGTGACTAGTATGTTGCGCCTACACATTAGAATCCTCATTTCTATTGTATAAATCAGTGATGATAAGGAAAGCCACTAACCTTTACGGTTAGTGGCTAACCTTACAGCCACTGACTAATCAGTCAAGCGAACGAGGGCGCTTGATGGGCTCAACAGCCCAGAAAGTAACAGTGGCCTTAACAACCTTAGCCTTACCGTTACCAGTCTCGGCAGTTTCGAGCATCTTACGCACCGAAACATTCAGGTCACGACCGGCCGCCTGCACCTGCCCAATAAGGCCCTGAACCGCCTTCTGCTCATCCTCAGACGTGTAAGGAAGATCAGTAACAGCAACAGTCTTGGTCATATCAGCAGCGAGTTCCTTCACCGTCTCAGTGTAAGGGTTAGCCTTACGAGTGCGAGTAACGGTAGGACGCTCAACAGTCTGAAACTTAACAGCCATGATATTCACCCTTCACAGTGATTTGATTAGGATTCCCTTTGAAACCCAACACGTAGAGCGTATCAGTAATACGCGCCACATGCAAGCCTTCAATTGAACTAAATTAGCCTAATCAAGCCTTTAATCAGCGCCCATATTGCATGGACTCATGATACTCAATCCTACGCTTTTCTTGTGCAACCATAATCCTGAGAATCTTCACGCTAATCAGTTTACACATTGTCGCACACCATCCTAACGTAATTCAATGCAACATCCTTTGCAATTCCACGCTGTGATTGAATTTCTACAAACTCTTCAATCAGTCTAACAATGTCTCTGCCTGTATTGAGTGCTGCGTAATCAAGAGCGTAACTATCTCTTGATTCCAACACCTTTTCTAATTCGTCATTGTGTTCAGTCATGTTCTCACCGAACATTCTCTTTCTTTCTTCTCTCTTGCTCATGTCTTTAGTGTACACCCATATGGTCATACGTAGTAGTTCTACCACCCTCATCTCACCATATGGACAACTAATTATCAATGTAGTGTATGTCTGTATAGTATAGCCTAATGGGGAATCTAATGAAATTACCAAATAAGGCAAA